TAACTGCAGAGCCTGCTATATTTGCAGGTACTCTTGGCTCGTCAAATCCTTCTACAGGTTCTTTTCCTATTGCTTCTCTTGCTTCGTTGGCACTTAAAATACCTGTATTTACAAGAGTAGCATAGTATGCTGCTTGATCTCTCAATTCTGGTTGTAAAGCAGGAATCCCTGTTACATCTTCAGTTAGTGAGAAACCAAAAAATCTTTCTAGTGCATAGCCTAGTTTCTTTACTATAGGTAGTATAGTTTCTAGATAATACAGCCTGTGATTAGGTCTTATATTTGCATTATTACCACCGTCTAATAAAATTGGTGGTATTCCCATAGCTTCTAATATAATTCTTTCATTTGACTTGATGCCTTCTTGAAAGTCTAACTCTTTGAAGTTAATTTCAGTTAGGTTTTCAACTTCAAGTCCGCCATCTAAAAATAGAGGTCTTCTACCTCCTGATTTTGGATTATATCTAGCTACCCATGCTTGTAACATTCTTTCTTTAATTTTTTCAGAAAGAGTGTTTGGTGATTTTAGAACTAGTCCAGGAACTGCCCCATTTTTAAAGAAGTTATCCTGAAAGTCTCTCATACTTGCTAATAGCTTCATAGTTCTAAAAGCTGGTTTTAATCTTGGTACTCCTCTATATATGGAGTTAAAACTGTTTTCTTTAATATGTATAATTTCATTTGGACTATAGTCTATTGAATTATCATATGAATACTTTTCTACATAAGTACTATCGTCTGTATAAATAGTTACTTTATCTGCAGGTAAGTGATATAGGTGCGCTCCATCAAAATAAATAAAGATGTTTCCATCTATAAGTAAATCTATAATTAGGTTTCTTTTAAAAGCACTTATATCCTGAAAAGGATTAGGCTCAACATTTAATAGTAAATCAACTTTAGATCTACGAATGTTTTTAAGAATATTATTAGTACCTACTATCTTTTCTCCGACTGCAAATGGAATTTCAGAAACATCATCAACAATCATATTTACAGCTCTGTTTACAATTTCTAATTGTTCATAAGCATTTCTGTAGTTTGTAACTATTTCTCTAGAATCAACTGTCATGCCCTCATTTCGGGAAATAACATACTGCGCAGGATTTAGTTTTTCCTCTCGCTCAATTCCTAAAAATCTATCATACCATGCCATATTTGTCTCTCTGTTTCTCGACCCATCTTTTTTGTTTCTCTGCGTGTATCAACTTGGGTCTTTTACCATATATTGAATGTAATTTCATATGGTGACTATGGCAGAGTGTGACTGTATCTTTGTAAAGTTCTTTGTAGTGTTCATCAATAAAAGCTTCTCGAATCTCTAGTATTTCTTGCTCGTTGTTAATATTTAATTTATTCTTTTTTATCCAAGTTTCTAGTAGTTCGGTAAGCCCGTAATAATGATGAAAATCTAAGTCACTAGTATTATTACAAATATAACAGTTCAGTGATTTTTTATACTGTGATTTTGCTTTATCTCTAATGTATTTAACTAAATCTCTTTTTAAATTCATTTTTTACTCTTAATTAGAATTATACCAAAAATACACATCAAGTGTCAAGAACTGTTTTTCAATAGGTATCATTAGAAAGTAGTGATTGAAGTTTCGAATGTGTATAACGCATACCTCATAGCATCTGCCATATGTGATGCCATATTATGTTTAGGTTTCTCTTTCATTAAATTAGGGTTGGGATCCCATTGATACTGGTCTAAAGAAGAAAGAGATTCTTTACACTCTTGATGTACAATAAGATCATCGTTGTCTACTATTCCAGCAACATGCCCAATACCGTCAAGGACTGATTTTTTAGCGTTAATAGTAGAGATATCATAATTTTGTGCAAAGTCATATCTAGTTTGCTGAGCAGCTGAGTCAATATAAATGTAATCGATATCCCATTTATGTATTAATTTTCTTATCTCTACCGCGTGCTGTTCTGTTGTTCGTTCTGAGTCCATATATTCATCTAAAATATAGTACTTTTTTGCATCCCAGTCATACGCAAATACACAAAAAGCTGTGGGGTCTTTATACCCTACGTCTAGCCCTGCGAAAACATCCATTTGAGAAGTATCAAATTGTTTTAAATCTGCAATACATTTTTCATGGTTAAACGCCCAGACTTGGCCTTCATAAACATTAAAGTCTGCCATATATTCTTGTGCAAACTCATTTGCTGACATTGTTTTCTTTGCTTCTATAATGTCAGATTCTGATACACGAGGGTTCTCATGATAAGTTGCTTTTATACTACACCATTCTGGAAATTCTTCGCTGTGTCCTCTATAATAAAACTCGGCAAAGTAGTTGTTTCTACCCCTTGGAGTAGATATAAAAATTGCTTTGGAGTTTTGTTTATCTAATGTAGGACGTAGTGCAACATTGAAGGCATCTCTGCCATCTGTAAGAGCGGCCTCGTCAAATATAATTAAGTCATATGATCTTCCTACTACTGAGTCAACCTGATTGATAGAACCCATTCTTATAGTAGAATTATTAGATAGTTCAATAACTTTATCTTTTGCATTATCTCTTACAACTTCTAAATCAAAATGTTTTATTAGATTTCTTTGTAAGTCAAAAGAAATTTGAGATAAAGAATAGTTAGGAGACATTAATAGTACATGACTTTCAGGAACTAAACAAACTAGTTGCCCGATGATATTAGATATATAAGTTTTTCCTTGTCGACGAGAGACTGCTGCACAAACAAAACGATATTTAGGATTATTTATTGCATTTATAATTGCTGTCTGAGAACTATTAGGTTCTATGCCTAGTAAATCTAGATATCCTTGTATAGGCAGTTTTACAAATCTATCCTCAGAAGGAATATCCATTAAGTATTTACTTTCTATGTCTGTTCTGCTTATTTCTATCAATGTATTGTCTCAGGTGGGAATATTTCGGAATCCTCAGAATTTTCCAATAAATCTGAGTCTAGCAAGAGGCTATATAAATAACAGTATGAAGCTGAAATATGTTTTAGTTTTTCTTCTGCAGGAGTTAAATTTCTTTTTTCTTCTGCATTCATTAATTGACTTAAAAATTTATTAGCATGAGTTACATTTTCCTCAAGCCATAACTTTCTTCCATTTACTTTCATTTTCTACGTTTTAGTCCTCTAGTATATTTTTGTGATTTCGGAGGCATCTTTTTTGAGCCTCCTTTACCTGCCCAGAACACTTTATTTGCCCAGTAAGCCGCGGACGACTTACCTTTGGCAATATTTCTTCTGTGTCTGGCTTTAAAGCTTTTTCTAGCTTCGGGACTGTAATTATGCCCCATGCCTTGTGCACCAAAGCGGATAATTTTTACTTTTCCGCCAACTCTAACTCCTACTACAGCTTTCTTTGTTCTGTGTTTAGGTGTTCTTTTAGGTTTATTAAGTCTAGACAGCCCAGCTCTTTTGAGCCTTGCTTTTTCTGCTTTTGTTAGTGCCATGTTTCTTATTTATAGCAAATTTCTTTACTACTTTATCAAGTCTTCCTGACTTCATAAGTTTATTTATTTCTTTAAAGATATTATCTTCTTCTCCTTCTCGATAATAGTTTTCCAGGAGTTTTCTTTCCAAACTTTGCCCTTTTAGGGTTTACTGTTTTACCAAATCTTGGTCCAATTGCTTTAGGAGCTGCTCCGTAAAAACCTCCTGCTTGTGTTGTAGGAGACTTAGTATTTACATATGCTCCTGCTGCCGCATTTAAGTCTCGAGTTAGTCCTCTTTTTAACTTATGCTTTCTTAATTTTGAAGTGCCGTGAACACTTGGTCCGACTAAAAATCCTGACATTTTTCTGTTCCTGTTTACTCTATCGAGTACTTTGGCTTATCAGCCTGTTAATGAGAACTGTATTAGTATTAGTTCTCGGTAATTTTAATAATTTTTGGAGAGTTCTACCCCATTCTATTTCTTCAAGTACAGCTATCTTTAATCTCTGTGAAAGAGCTAAAGTTTTTTGTATATCGGTAATTAGGTATTTTTTCTCCATTGCTAGTCCTGTTTGACTTAGCTAATGTATTTTAGCTTTTAGCTTTTCTTTCAGCTGCCATCAGTTTGTCTTTGATGTCTACTGAACCATCCCAGTTTTTATCTTTTCCTGAAACGATGTTTATAAATTGAGTCCATTTGACTTTAAGCCACTCCATTTATTTTCTCCTTCTTTTTGTATAAGTCCTCACTCTAGTAGGTTTGCCGCCGACGCCTTGAGCTTTTGCTCTTTTTCTTCGTACCGCAGACTTCTTTTGTGCTTTACTCATTGTTCTTGCTGTAGCTAAGGGTACGCATTTAGGGTATCCTCGCCTCGATGTTTTTGCAGACTTACGTCCACAAGGTTGGAATCTGCCTTTCTTTTTAGGTCTTCCAATATCCACCCATTTTTCTTTAAACCATTTACTTAGTCCACCTTTAGGTTTAGCCATGATCATGTTCTATATCACCACTTACTAAATAATTGGCTGCTTGAACAAGTTCATATTCAGATACTGCTATCTTATTTGTCCACCATGTTTCTAAGGATGTTTCTTCTTTTCCTTCTAGTCCATCTAGAATCATCTGACAATGATTAATTATAACTTTGCAACTTGTTATTGCAGAGGCAGCATCAGTATGACCTCCTTTTTCTATTACGAATTTTCCGTTTTTTAATAATCTTGCTTTCATTACTTTCTTCTCTTACGCCCAGTACCCATACGATACCTTCCGCCTTTGGCTTTATAAGTTTTTACTAGCCAGCCATTAGCATACGCTGATGGATATACTTTGAACTTTCGTTTGGCTTGTGCCTTGATCCTAGCATATAGCTTAGGATTTGTAGGCACAGGCTTTTTCTTTGCTGTTTTTCTTTTACGCGCCATTTTAGTTATCAATCAGTATAATATCAAATGTTGATGACATATTTGTACCTGTTGAAGCAATTGCTCTAACTTCAATATCTGTTTTTTCAAGTAAAGCAAACGGTACTTGATATTTTCTTTTATGAAGTCCACCTGGAACATCCATAACATCTCTTGTTCTAAAAATTAGACCATTACCTACTTCTCTCGTATATAAGTTAGCGGTTACGGCGTCATTATAATTACCTACTCCTACATTCCAATTTGTTAAATAACCTGTTTTGCCAGCAGGTATTGTATAAAGTGCCAAATTTGTTTGTCCTTGACCATATACTGTACCTGTACCAATTGTTGCAATTTTTGCCAATACCGTACCGCCACCACTTGCACCTGTTGATACCAACACATCGCCTTTATTAGCTTGTAATGAACCTGCTGAAGCAACAAAAGCTCTAAAAACTCTAAAAAATGATTTAGTTGAAACTGCACCATCTACTGTAAGTGTTTCTTCAATTGGATTATAGTCGGTGTCTAATCCTTGTACTGTAACTGTACGAGCACCTGTTCCAGCAGCACTATCTTGTGCGTCAGCACCAGATACATAAATTGTAGAGGCAACTGTCAAGTAAGTATAAACCCCACCTTGTTCCCATATTGTTTCTGGAGCACCACCTACACTTGGATTCCTACCAAATTTATGTATATGAGAAGTATCTACTTTAAGATTTCTTGCTATATTTAAAAAATTATCGTTGTGAAAACTATTTCTTGCCACGTTACTTCTTCTTTCTTTTCTTTTTCAAGATAGCTGCTTGTAAAGCTTTAGGTAGTTTCTTCTGAGCTGATGTTAAGCCTCCCATTGATTTTTTCTTCTTTCCACCTTTCTTTTTCTTCTTCTTTTTATGGTATGGCATGCCACTCTCCTTATGTCCATTTTGGGGGTTCCAAAGGACACTCTGCCCATCTAATCTTTGTTTTGAGGGGCATAAAACATTTACATATTTCGCAAACTTTCCATTTTTTTAAGTGTGGGCACTTCTTACAAATCGCCATTCGTTCCTCTGGCGTC